TTTTATTCCAACCCATGCTGTGCTTTAAGTTTCAGTTTACCACCTTGGAACGTCACAGAAGCGTTAGCTCCAAGTGATCCTTTGGCGTCACCTTCAACCCATGTATAAATTACAGTGTGAAGTTCGGTACCTTCAGTACCTGATTCAACAGATAACTCACCACCATTACCGACAAGTTCAACGACTTCTTCATAAGTCATACCTTCTTCTAACATTTCAAACTTTTCCATAGTCATCTTATCTGCAGATGAACAAGAAACTAATAAAAGTGTTATCACTAAGAATATTAAATATTTTTTCATAATTCCCTCCTAGAACCATCATACCTTAAAAGTAAAATAATGTAATTAGATATGTATTAAATTTTACATAAATAGTCATTAAAATCGTGTTTTTCATCATTAAAATATGTTATGTTAGTTATACAACTAACGGAGGTTATATGAAGTTTTACTATGGAAATAAAACAAAATCACTCACCCAGTACTATGAAGATAAGAAAAGAGAACTAGATAAGGCTCAATCTAAGAATGCAAAAGAGACAATTAATCAAATCGCACTCTATGAAGCTCTTATTTTATTGAAAGCGACCGAACATGATCCAATTATGCAAATAGAAGATTTTATGACTATTTTCGACATGAAATACGACTTCATCAGGAATAACATTTTAAAGAATCCTCATTTTACTTTGATGGAATTGGATCCAAATGTAAAGCAAATGATTATTCAAATAGGTAAGGCGAGTCCAGGTGATGAAATCACAGGACAAGATGAAAAAAACTCAATTTCACTTGTAATAACGAAAGATCATATAAAGGCTGCTAAGATGATCACAAGAAAGAAGTCTTTATTCTTCAGAAGTCATTTAAGTAAGTTTGTACAGTTGAATTTCTATATTTCTTTGGATGGTGAAAAATTGCCTCTTACTTCAGAAGGTATTGCTGGTGTACTTGATGGACCATGGAAGTCAGGGAAAACAATAAAGGATGAAAAGGGTTATAAGTATGATATGCAGCTCTATAGAGAACTAAAAAAAGAGAATCATTACTTGAAACTTCTATATGTACCACCACAAGCATCAGATAGGCATGTAACACGCTATTTAAAGCTATAAAAACAGATCTTCAAAAAAACGAGGCTCATATTTGCCCTGTATTAAGAGAAAAATAAAATTAGGCACAATAACATATGACATTTTTTTGACATTTCAAAAGTCAAATATAAGTGTTATTATGATATCGTAGAAAAAATCATAGATTGCCAAGGCAGAAACACCACTTTATGTGGTGTTTTTCCATTTTGAAAGGAGGAAATTTGAGAAAGTTCACCAGTAGAGCCAAATTCGAGAAAGGTCGAATTGTTTGTTGCTCTCAAACTAAGTGTGTTAACTGTTCTAGTTATGACAAATGTGAAGAACTAGACTTTTATATTAAATCTCCTTTTGAAGACCCATCAGAGTGTATGGCTGAAAGGTCTTATAAGAAAAAGAATGGACGCACTAGACAAACTAAACATGTAAAATAAAAGTGAAAGAATGTATATTCCACCCTTGACAATACACGTTATAACGTGTATAATATAATTATAGTAAAGGGAGGAAACAATATGAAAAACCTAGATTACATATCACTCAAAGTGGTAAAAGAAAAAGTAGTAAACATTGAAAGTCTAACAGTTAATTCACCTAAGAAAGTAGTAAGTTTCTTACAAAACGAAATAGGTGATAGAGACAGAGAATATTTAGTAGCACTTTTCTTAAGTACTAAAAATACTATCCAAGCGATACAAAATATCTCAATCGGTTCACTTTCAGCATCAATTTCACATCCAAGAGAAGTTTTTAAATATGCAGTACTTAAAAACTCAGCATTTATCATCTTGGCACATAATCATCCAAGTGGGAACCCCAACCCAAGTAATGATGATATAGCAGTAACTGAAAGGATGGTAGAAGCAGGACAGATATTAGGAATTAAAGTCATAGACCACATCATAGTATCTGAGGACAACTACTACAGTTTCAAAGAGGATGGGCTAATATAGCCCATACCTCCTACTTTTAAAAAATGTAATTTAGGGTTAATATATATACAGGAGGTCACTATGAATATAATGAACAAAATTAAGGATATCCTGGAATCTAATTCAGTAGACATTACTCTATCACTAGATGATAAGAAAAACATTGTTGTATCTACAGAACCAAGGAATCAGGAAGTCAATAAGAAAGTTAAAGAACTAATAGAAGCTGATATGTATGGCTATGCAAGTGGTGCTGATTATGACGCTTAAAAAAGTAAAGATAAATGGCAAACATTTTGCGGATCTAAATCCAGAATTAGCTGACGCTTTCAAAGAGAAGTTTGGACCAAGAAAGTTATTAGCAGCACTCAAAGAAGAAGCAGCTGATATGTTTGGGATAGATTTAGGCAACATAGAACTAGAAACTTTTGATCATATTTTAGAAGAACATTTCTATATATCAAGGGCTGATTGGGCGAGAGAACGTTTAAGAATTAGAATCAAATCATAAGAAAAGGAAGTACTATATTTTATAGTGCTTCTTTTTTTATAGGAGTAATTATGGCTAATACAATGGAACCTATCAAAGATTTTGAGACCATAAAAGATATTGCTGATTATTTAAAATGTAATTCTAAATTACATGGAGAACGTAATAGAATGTTATGGATGATGGGTGTTTACTTTGGCTTAAGAGTAAGCAAGTTACTAGAGCTTAAGGTAAGAGATGTAAGAGGTAAAGACATTGTTCACCTTAGAGAAAACAAAAGGAATAAAGAACGTAAGCTTGTAATCAATGCAGACTTAAAACCTGTATTAGATGAATATATCAAAGATAAAGCTGATTATGAATACCTGTTTGCATCTCAGAAAAAGAATGGCCAGCCTATAACCAGACAGAGAGCATATGAAATCATCAAGGATGCTGGTAGAGCTTTCGGACATGAAAATATTGGCGCTCATACTCTTAGGAAAACTTATGGTTATATTATATATATTCAATCAGGTAAGGATCCTGTTGCAGTTAAAGAAGCACTTAATGTAGGTAGTACTCATACAGCTTTAAGATATATTGGTATTATTAAAGACCAATCAACACAACTGATAAATAACATTAAGTTGTTTTCATAAACGGCAGTCATATATTTTTTACACTAAAACGTGACGTAAATTACATAGGTCATATTTATTTTAGATAAATAGACATTCCCTTTAGTAAGAAGAAAGATGTTTACTAAAAATATGACAGAATATCCTATTAAGTAAAATTAATAAGACAAATTCAAACTTTCTAACAGACCTAAGCAATAGCCTAAAAGAAAGTAGGTTCTTTGGGCGAACATAAGCCCTTTGCGGGTGGATTACGCACGAAACTTTTGCAGTGAAAAAAATTTTTTTATTGCCAGTTCCAATTCCAAGAGGTGATGAAATGGAAAAAATTACACCAGAACAAGCGAAAGCAATTGTTGTTACACCAAAAGTTTTAGAAATTGCATTTGGTGTTAAAGACAGACAAATTAGATATCTCGCTGAAGAGGGTGTTATAAAGAAAACTGGTCGAGGCAAGTATTTGTTAATAGATAATGTTAAGAATTACATTGCACATCTAAAAGCTAACAAGGAACTTAAAGCACCAAAGGAAGAAGAAAACAAAATAAGCTTCGATGATGAAAAAGCAAAACATGAACTTGCCAAACGACAAAAGACTGAAATAGAATTAAAGCTTATGTTAAAAGAAGTTCATAAGACAGAGGACATTGAGAGAGTTATGGCTGATATGCTTTTTAAGTTCAGAGCAAAGATGCTCGCAATGCCAGCAAAACTTGCGCCTGGTCTTGCTAATGAACATGATGTGATAGAAGTGAGTAAGATTTTAAAGAGTACCATCAATGAAGCTTTAATTGAATTAGCTGATTACTCTCCTGATCTATTCAGTGAAGGTGTTGAAGATGACAGTTGAAGTTAAGACAGTGGACCTATTTAAGAGGTTAGCAAAACTAGTAGAACCACCACCTAATATTACGGTTACTGAATGGGCTGAAAAAAATAGAGTTTTATCAAGAGAGGCTTCTTCAGAACCTGGTAAATATTCAGCTGATAGAGCGCCTTATCAAAGAGCCATTCAAGATGCAATGAATGATCCAGAAGTTACATATGTGATTATTAAGTCATCAGCTCAAGTTGGTAAAACGGAGTTAATGAATAATGGTATTGGCTGTACTATAGATATAGATCCCAGTCCAATGTTAGTTGTAATGCCTACTGAAGCCCTTGCTAAAACATGGTCAAAAAAACGTCTTTCCCCCATGTTAAGAGACACACCATGTTTGCAAGGTAAGGTAGGTGAAGCTAGATCTCGTGATGGTGAAAATACTATATTAGAAAAATCTTTTCGTGGTGGTTATATAGCTATGGTAGGAGCAAACTCACCTGTAGGTTTATCTTCTAGACCAATTAAGAAAGTGTTTGCTGATGAGATTGATAGATTTCCAGCATCAGCTGGTGATGAAGGTGATCCATTGTCTCTTGCTGAAAAAAGAACCGCGACATTTTGGGACAAGAAGTTTATATTTGTTTCGACTCCTACGATTAAAGGCATTTCGAGAATAGAAAAAGAATATAATGAGTCAACTATGGAAACTTGGAACTTACCATGTCCTATGTGTGACAGGCTTCAACCTTTAGACTTTGAACAAATCAAATTTAAAAAATCAGGTGATGAAGTCAAAAGTCCTGTTATGATGGAATGCAGGTTTTGTAGAGAACAATTCACAAAGTATGAATGGACCAAAGGTGAAGGTGAATATATAGCTAAACATCCTGAAAGAAAAAGTAAACGTGGCTTTGCCTTAAATGCACTTGCAAGTCCTTGGGAATCATGGGAGTCTATTGTTGTTAAGTTCTTAAGTGCTAAGAAAAAAGGAAAAGAAGCATTAAAAACTTTTGTAAATACTTACTTAGGTGAAACTTGGGAAGATGAAATAGGAGATA